ATCTTATGATGAACTTATTTTTGCCGTAGGTAAATCAGGTATTGATTTTGCTCAACAATTACAAGATAGTTACAAACTAGAAACAGAACCTAAATCAGTACAAATTGGAGTACGTTTTGAAGCACCACAAAAACACTTCCAGAAATTAATTGATATTAGTTACGACTTTAAATTGTATCGTAAATTTGAAGATAAAGGTGTTTCGCTTCGTTCATTCTGTACAAACAATAATGCGGCTTATGTTGCTGTAGAAGAAACATATGGTAATTTATCTTATAACGGTCATGCTAAAAAAGATCCAAAATATAGAAATGATATGACTAATTTTGGTATTTTGATGGAAATTAATGGAATTGATAATCCATTTGAGTGGTCAAGAAATATAGTTAATAAACTCCAAATTGGAAATAAAGGTTTATATTATTCGCCTACTCGTAAACCATCAACAACATCTGAAGGAAATAAAATGGATGTTCATCAAATTTATACATTAAAAGAAGTAGGTGATATTATGGGTGAATATTGGGATTATATTGTTGATTTTATTACAGATATGAAAACAGTGTTCCCAACATTAAGAAATGATTGGGGTATTTATATTCCTGAGGTAAAATATCTTTCACCTGAACCATTAGTTTATCCAAGTGATTTAGCTCTTGTAGATTATCCAAATGTTCACTTTGTAGGAGATGCTTTATCAGCTCGTGGTATTACAGTTTCAGGAGCTCAAGGTATTTTATCAGTTGAAAAGTTAGTTAAAGCTGATGATTGGGATAGTATTAATGGTGATTTGATTAATTGGAAATAAGTTTGGCTTTTTGTAAAAAAGATATTATATTAATATTATGAGTGATAAAAATAAATTTCAACCAAGTAAAAAATTAGTTAAAGCTGATGGTACTATTGCTTGGGTATGGGAAGGCAAATTACACAATATGGAAGGACCAGCATTAATTCCTGAAGGTGATAATCGTAAACGTGAATATCATATTCATGGAATCAAATATACAGAAGATGGTTGGAAAGAAGCAAGACGTAATCGTGAAGGTTTGCCTTGGTACAAAACAGCTATGGGTCAAGCAGGTCAAAATAGAAACTAATATGAAGATAGGATTGTGTGGTACAATGAGTGTAGGTAAAACTACATTGGTAAATGCTTTAAAAGAATTACCTGAATTTGCAGATTATAATTTTGCAACTGAACGTTCTAAATACTTGCGTGATTTAGGTATTCCATTAAATACAGATTCAACATTAAAAGGTCAATTTATATTTTTAGCTGAACGTTGTGCTGAGTTAATGAATGAAAACATTATTACAGACAGAACTGTAATTGATGTTATGGCGTTTACTAAAGCAGCTAAATCAATTGAGTATTATGATGCTGAAACGTTTTGTGATGCTGCTTATAAATTAGTTGGAGAATATGATTATATATTTTATGTTTCTCCTGTTGGTGTTGAAATGGAAGATAATGGTGTTCGTGAAACTAATTTAAAATACAGAGAAACTATTGATAGTATTATTCATTTGATTCTATATAGAAGTAATCATAAAATTAAAAAACTTGTTGAATTATCAGGTACTACTGAAGAACGTATAGCAAAAATTAAAGAGACAATTTTTGGGTAATATTTATAATCATGAAATCTTCTGAGTTAAAAAAAGAAATTAAAGATTATATTTACGAACTTTTATCTGGAGTAGATGAAGTTACAATGGTTGGTCCTGATACTGAAACTTCTGACATTCCTTCTATAGCGAAAACAGAAAAAACTAATCCTTCTACAGTTAAAGCAGCTTTAGATCAAGCTAAAAAAACTAAACAAGCAGTAGGAGTAGCAGAATCAGAAGATGAAGATAGAGAGCCTACTAAAGCAGAATTAGAAAAAGAAAAAGTAAAAACAGTTTCTAAATTTAAAGTTGATAATGACCAATTCCAAGACTTTAAAACTAAACTATCTACATTAGTTAAAAAAATTAAAGCTATGGAAAAAGGAGCCGAAAAAGATAAAAAAATGGCCGCTCTAAAACAATTTATTAAGAAACCAGAATTAGTTAAAGCATTTAAAGAAAGAGATGTTAAAATTGATACTGGTGATTTGATTGGATAATATGAAAAAAACACTATTAACAATAGTTGTGATAGGACTGGTAGGTTTAATCGCCTACCAGTTATTTGTTTATAAACAAAGTTACTCTTCAATTAAAGAAGAACAATATAAAAAAACAGTTGATTCTTTAGTTCTTGAAATTGAAAAAAAAGATGTAAAAATTGCCTCTTTAGACTCAACAAGAGGAATTTTAGATTCATTACTCATTTCCGATAAAGCTAAATTAGCAGAACTTGCTAAAAAAGCTGAACAATATAGAAAAAAATATGATAAAGAACGTAATCGCCTTCATGATATGTCTGATGATGATGTCATCAGCGAGTTCTCAAAAGCTTTCGAATGATTCAGTAATCGTTCCTGTTAAAGCATTGAGAAATGCTCTTTTAGTTAAAGCTGATAGAGATAACCTTAAATTAGAATTAAGTCTTACTCGTGATTCTATTAAACATATGGATACTATTATTTTAAGACAAGATAGTATTATTAATGTTTGTGATTCTACTCGTGTAATATTAAATAAAAAAGTTGAAGACTACAAAGGAGTTGTTAAAGCTAAAGACGGTATTATTGAAGAAAAAAATAAAAAAATTACTGATTTAGAAAGTAGAATAAGAGGCGCTTATGCTTCTGTTATATTTAGTACTATTGCTTTAATTTTAGCTTTAGCACTATAAACCTAGTTTTATGAGCCAAGATTTAAAACAAATAATTAGAGAAGAATATCTAAAGTGTGCCCAAGACCCGGCTCACTTTATGAAAAAATACTGTAATATCCAGCATCCACAACGTGGGCGAGTAATATTCAATTTATATCCTTTCCAAGAAAAAACATTACGTTTATTTAGAGATAATCCATACTCAATTGTATTAAAATCTCGCCAGTTAGGTATTTCAACATTAGCAGCAGGTTATTCTTTATGGTTGATGTTATTCCATAAGGATAAAAACGTACTTTGTATCGCTACTAAACAAGAAACTGCTCGTAACATGGTTACGAAAGTTAAGTTTATGTTTGATAATTTGCCTTCTTGGTTAAAAATAAATGCGGAAGAAAATAATAAATTATCATTACGATTAAGTAATGGATCTCAAATTAAAGCCACTTCAGCATCAAGTGATGCAGGTCGATCAGAAGCAGTATCTTTGCTAATTGTCGATGAGGCAGCGTTTATTGAACAAATCGGTGAGATTTGGGCTTCTGCTCAACAAACATTAGCAACTGGTGGTGGTGCAATTGTATTGTCTACTCCTTATGGTACTGGTAATTGGTTCCATAAAACATGGGTATCAGCTGAAAATGCTGAAAATGACTTCTTACCAATTAAATTACCTTGGTATGTTCACCCTGAACGAGATGAAAACTGGAGAAAACGTCAAGATGAATTGTTAGGTGATCCTAGATTAGCAGCCCAAGAATGTGACTGTGACTTTAGCACTTCAGGTGATGTTGTATTTTATCCTGAGTGGATTGAATTTATAAAAGAAACAACCATTAAAGATCCTGTAGAACGTAGAGGAGCAGATCAAAATTTATGGATTTGGGAACCCGCTGATTATACAAGAGAATATATGATATTAGCTGACGTAGCTAGAGGTGATGGTAAAGATTCATCAGCAGCTCATGTTATTGATATTGCTACTAATACACAAGTTGCAGAATATAGAGGACAATTACCTCCTAAAGAATTTGGTTTCTTTTTAGTAGGTTTAGCTTCTGAGTACAACAATGCAATGTTAGTAGTTGAAAATGCTTCAATTGGCTGGGCAACATTAGATGCTATTATTGAAAGAGGATATAGAAATTTATACCATTCTCCTAAATCAGATCAATTAACTGCTGAATCATACTTAAGAGTATTTGATGGTGGTTCAGATATGACACCAGGATTTACAATGTCTTTAAGAACACGACCTTTAGTAGTAAACAAATTTAGAGAGTATGTGGGTGATCGTTCTGTAACAATTCGTTCAAAACGTTTGTTAGAGGAAATGAAAGTGTTTGTTTGGAAAAATGGTAGACCCGAAGCTCAAACAGGATACAATGATGATTTAGTGATGAGTTTTGGTATTGGAATGTATTTAAGAGATACTTCTTTAAAATTCCAACAACAATCTCATGACATGACTCGCGCTACATTAGGCAATATGAGTAAAAGTACGTATATTGGTGCTTATAATTCAAACAAAGTAAAAAATCCATACTTATTAGAGACAGATAAAGGGATGGAGGATATTAGTTGGATATTGTAATATTTATAATATATAAAAAATAAAAAATGGCAGATAAAAGTTTATTCACTCGATTACAACGACTGTTTTCAACAGATGTAATCATTCGTAATCAGGGTGGCAATGAATTAAAAGTAATGGATGTTGACTCAATTCAACAATCCGGAGATATAGCAACTAACTCTTTAATAGATAGATATAATCGCTTATACTCACCATCAACTACTTCATTACTTGGTTCACAATTAAATGTTAACTGGCAATATCTTAGAACCATGGTCTATTCAGACTATGATAATATGGATTATGATGCTATTGTAGCTTCTGCTTTGGATATTATTGCTGATGAAAGTACTTTAAAAAATGATTTAAGTGAAGTATTACATATTAAATCAAGTGACGAAGATATTCAACAAATTCTTTACAACTTGTTTTATGATGTATTAAATATTGAATTTAATTTATGGTCTTGGATTCGCCAAATGTGTAAGTATGGTGACTTTTTCCTTAAGTTAGAAATTGCTGAAAAATATGGTGTATATAATGTTATTCCTTATACTGCTTACCATATTGAAAGACAAGAAAATTATGATAAAGAACATCCAAATGCTGTAAGGTTTAAATATTCACCTGAAGGTATTTACGCTGGTGGATCTGGTTATTATGGTACTCCAAATTTAGGAACATTTGATAACAATCCAGGTATCTATTTTGACAATTATGAAATGGCTCACTTTAGATTGTTAACAGATGTTAACTATTTACCTTATGGTCGTTCATATTTGGAACCAGCTCGTCGTATCTTTAAACAATATGTGTTGATGGAAGATGCTATGTTAATTCATAGAATTTCTCGTAGCCCAGATCGTCGTATATTCTATATTAATGTTGGTTCTATTCCTCCAAATGAAGTAGAAAATTTCATGCAGAAAACAATTTCTACAATGAAACGTACTCCATTAATGGATAACCAAACAGGTGAGTATAACTTAAAATATAACATGCAAAACTTATTGGAAGATTTTTATATTCCAATTCGTGGAAATGATACTACAACTAAAATTGAAACTACACCTGGTTTAAATTATGATGGTATTCAAGATGTTACTTACTTAAGAGATAAATTATTTGCGGCTCTTAAAGTGCCTAAAGCATTTATGGGTTATGAAAAAGATTTAACAGGTAAAGCAACATTAGCAGCAGAAGATATTAGATTTGCTCGTACAATTGATCGCATTCAGCGTATTACATTATCTGAATTATATAAAATTGCTTTAGTACATTTATATTCTCAAGGTTATACAGGTGAACAGTTAACAAATTTTGAATTAAATTTAACTACACCATCAATTATTTACGACCAAGAAAAAATTGCATTATTAACCCAAAAGGTAGAGTTAGCTAAATCAATTATGGAAGCTAAATTATTGCCTACAGATTGGATTTACGATAATATATTCCACTTCAGTGAAGATGAATATGATGAATATAGAGATTTGTTAGTTGAAGATCAAAAACGTACCTTCCGTTATAATCAAATTATGGAAGAAGGAAACGATCCTAAAATGACAGGTAAATCATACGGTACACCACATGACTTAGCTTCATTGTATGGTAAAGGTAGAATGTATACTGAACCAGATAATGTACCTGTAGGATATGGTAGTGATTTAGATTTAGGTCGCCCAGTAGAAAATCCAACTAATAGAAATAAACAAAGTAGTCCTTTTGGTAAAGATAGATTAGGTACACATGGTATGAAACATGACGATAATGAGTCTGATTCTATCCATCCTAATTATAAAGGAGGTTCTCCATTTGCTTTAGAAGCAAAACAAATTTATCTTAAAAATAAAACTTTGATTGAAGGGTTAGTTAAAAAAGTAACTCCTGAAAGAAATAGTGTTGAAGAAACATTATTAGATGAAAGTAAGTTAAAGGAATAAGAATCTTTATATATTTATAACAAAACCTTTTGGGGATGAACATTAAACATTCTAAGTATAAAAATACAGGGATCTTGTTTGAGTTGTTGGTAAGACAAATCACATCAGATACACTTTCGGGTAAAGATTCGAAAGCAACTAACATATTAAAAAAATATTTTGTTAAAACTGAGTTAGGTAGAGAGTATAAATTATACGAAACAATCACTAAACATAAAAATTTAACAGAAGGTAAAGCTGAAATTGTAATTAACTCTGTTATTGAATCTTCTAAAAATTTAAATAGAGGAGCATTAAAAAGACAAAAGTATAATTTGATTCAAGAAATTTCTAAGCATTATAACTTAGAAGAATTTTTTAAAACTAAATTACCTAATTATAAGTCTTATGCTGCATTATATACGTTAGTAGAAATATATAATAGCGAAATGTTGTCTAATCCTGACCAAATCATTACTAATAAGATTGCTATTTTAGAAGGATTAACAACTAAAGAAGTTAATAAAAAGAAAGTTGAAGACGATTTAATGGTTGAGTTCCAATCTTATGATAAAGATTTACGTATCTTAACTTATAAAGTAATGTTGGAAAAATTTAATGGTAAATATGCTACATTAAATGATAATCAAAAAACAGTATTAAAAGAATTTATCAATTCAGTTGACTCAACCCCAAAATTAAGAGAATTTTACAATACTAAAATTACAGAAATTAAAAATGAATTAACTAGAATAAGTAAAAAAGTTAATGATAAAGTTGTAAAAATTAAATTAAATGAAGTAGCTAAAATTTTATCACCATTAGGAAAAACAGCTAATGTTGGTAATGATGATTTGGTTAATTTGTTACAATATTATGAACTTTTAGAAGAACTTATTAAAACAAATGGGTAATTTTAAATATAAAATAAAACCAGTATCAGAAGAATCAAATATAGCTTCTAACTCTTTCTACACATCAGGAGGAGAAGGAGAAAACCATACAGGCCCATCACCAAGAAAATCAACTTATGGTGCTTATACACAAGCAGGATATAAAAAAGTAACAGAAGGTCCTGGAGCAACTATGGGTCCTGGTCCGGCGGCTAGTGAAACAGGGGTTAAAAATAATACTTATGTTAAAGATTTTAAATATAAGTTAGTTAACCAAAAAGCATTAAATAAAAAAGCAAAAGGTATTATTGTTAAACCACTTTGGGAAGCAGATACTAATGTTGAAGAATATTTACAAGATCTAAACATCACAAATCCAGATAATAAAAAATGGATTGCATCTCGTTTAATGGGGTTTGATGAATTAGAAAGAAAATTAAACGAATTATTACCATTATTACAACAAGCAAAACACGAGACAATGGATTATTACAGACAAAATCCTGATTCATTTAATGTTGTATATGGTACTGATTTAGCAAACGATTACTTAAACGACTTAATAGAACTATTTAAAAAATAAAATAATGGCAAATATACCAGTTAACGCAACAGGCATAGTATCAACAACATCAGTAACAGGAAGTTTTGCTGGCTTTACTGTTGTATCAGGATCAGCTACTTTTACAGGATTAAAAGATATTTACGGTGGTAGTTTAACATCAGCTGCAAACTGGGTAATACCAGCAGGTGTTACTATTCCTTACTATATCACTAGTGCCTCCTTATCTTCAGGAGCTGTTTTGTTTTATACTTAATATTTATAACAAAATGAAAACTTTACAACAAGAATATCAATTAATAAAAGAAGGTAAAGGTAATAAAGACCACTTCTTAAAAGTAGCAAGAAATATGTTCCCTGAGTATATTACTACAGGTAATGATTTTAGTTCTGCTGTCCATATTTTAAAAAGTAAAAGTCTTTTAACTGAAGCAGCGGGTGGTGTTGTTACTATGAATAACTCACAACCTAACTGGTTTAGTATTTTTAACACTAATTTAAAAGAAGCTATTGGTGTTAAAGATAAAAAAGAATATGGTGATCAAAACGAGTTTGAAAAACCCGCTCCTGAAGTAGCTAAAGATTTAGAATCTAATTTTGATAATAACGATCCAAAAAATATTGATAATTTATATGGTCAAACATTTTTGTTAGGTTATTTAACTGAAATGTGGGATGAAAAAAATGCTGATAAAACTGTAGGTGAGTTAAAAGATATCGTGGCTAAAAATATGGCTAAAGATATCAACTACTATCATACAAACGCTTCATTTGGTGTTAAAGGAATTGGATATACTAAAGATGTAGTTGGCGGTGGAGAACCTGTAGCACCTAAAGGTAAATACAAATCTTCAGGATATGGTAATATGCCTAAAACTGTTAAAGAAGGTTTGAACGAAGCGAAACGTCCTGATATCAATTCTCAAATTAAAGAATTAGAAAAAACATCACAAGCTATTGCTTTAGAAGCTAAATTAGCTGCTATTGATGAGGCAATTGAAAAACGTAAATCTAAATTAGCATTAGCAGAATCAGAAGATTTAGCTGAAATGATTGATCAATCTATGGTTAAAGTTCTTAACAAAGAAATTAAAGAACTTGAAAAACATAAAGCTAAAAACCAAAAAATCTATGAAAAGATGACAGGTAAAGCTAAAGAAGAAGTTATTGATGAGGATGAAAACATGATGCCCTATTAATATGAAACAAGTTTTAATTGAAACTATACCATTTAAAGTTGCTCCAATGCAACTTACCGAAGGTTTAAAAGCACCTTCTGGTAATCCCTTAGTTGAAGGTATTTTAGCTACAGCCGAAGTAAAAAATGGTAACGGTAGATATTATCCAAAAGATTTATGGGAAAGAGAAATTGATAAATATAATCAAGTTGTTAAAGAAAATAGAGCAACAGGTGAATTAGACCACCCGGATTCAACAATTATTTCTCTTAAAAACGTATCTCATATTATTAGAGAATGTTGGTGGGATGGTGATAAAGTAATGGGTAAAATAGAAATTTTACCTACAGTTTCAGGTAATATCTTAAAAGCACTTATTGAAAACAATGTTACTGTAGGTGTATCATCTCGTGGTATGGGTTCATTAAAAGAAATCAATGAAGGTACTTTAGAAGTACAAGATGATTTTGAATTATTATGTTGGGACTTTGTATCAACACCTTCAAATCCAGGCTCATACATGCAATTAGTTAGAGAAGGTAAAGAAAATTTACCTGAAAATAAATTCGCTAAAGTTAATTCTTTATTAACAGAAATTTTATGTGCTAATGGCACATGCCCTATATTCTAACCTTTCTTGGGATAGTCTCCCTTGACGGACCCTCCCTTAAAAAAGGAGGGTTTCTTTTTGCGTTTTTGAAAAATACCGATATACGTATACCCGACAATATACGATTTTTTATATCGTATTATCAAAAAAATATTCTATTACACTTCGACATTCGTCAACAATAAGTGTATTTCCAACAAAAAATTATTTGAGGACAAAAAACAAAATTATGGCAAACAGAGATTTGTTAAAAGAAGCCATTGCTGATGCTAAAGCAGTTAAAGAAACTGCCATCGCCAATGCAAAAGCAGCTCTTGAAGAAGCCTTTACTCCTTTAATGCAAGAAAAATTCGCTAAAAAAATCGCCCAATTGGATGAAGAAGAAAACGAATTAGAAGAAGCATATGAAGTAGAAGAAGGTGAAAAAGAAGAGATGCAAGAGATGTACGATGTAGAAGAAGCGAAAGCTGAATCTACTGATTCTATGGAAGAAGGAGAAATGGAAGAACTTGATTTGGAAGAGCTCCTTCGTGAATTAGATGAATTAGAAGAAGATCAAACAATCAACGGAACTGATTCAGAAACAGGAAACGAAGACCATGGTAACATTGTTAGCGTTAATGAAGCTGAAGAGGAAGAAGAAGAGGAAGAAGAAGAAATCGACATTGAAAACATGGACGAAAACGATCTTAAATCATTCATCGAATCTGTAATCGCTGATATGGTGGCTGCCGGAGAATTAGAAGGCAACATTGAAGGTGGTGAAGAAAGTGAAGAAGAAGAAAGTGAAGAAAGTGAAGAAGTTGAAATTGATGAATACGGTGATGAACATCCTGTATCAACTAAAGATGCTTTGTCTAAAGTAGATGAAGCTAAAAAAGAAAAAGAAGAAATGGATAAGAAAATGGAAGAAATGAAGTCTGAGCTTGAAGAAGCTTACAACACCATCAAAACCATTAAAGAAGAATTATCTGAAGTAAACTTATTTAACGCAAAATTACTTTACACTAACAAAATCTTCAAAGCTAAAAATTTGACTGAAAGTCAAAAAGTAAAAGTATTAGCTGCTTTTGATAAAGCTGCTAGTGTTAAAGAAGCTAAATTAGTATTTGAAACTTTATCTGAAGGCATGAAAGAAAAGAAATCATCTGTTAACGAATCAATGTTAAGAGGATCTGCTTCTAAGCCTGCTGGTATTGTTGCTAAAAAGCCAATTCTTGAAGTGAACGACCAATTTGCCCGTTGGCAGACATTGGCCGGAATTAAAAAGTAAACAAAAAACAAAACAAAACAAAAAACAAAACAAAAACTAAAATGTCAAACGTACAACAATTATTAGAAAGCGCTGCAGGTTCTTGGAAGAGCTTGCAAAGCGACGCTGCTAAATTGTCTAGCAAATGGTCTAAGACCGGTTTGTTGGAAGGTTTAGTTGAGGTTGACAAAAACAATATGTCAATCTTGTTAGAAAACCAAGCCAAGCAATTGGTAACTGAAGCCAACACTATCTCTTCTAACTCTGCTTTCACTTCAGGTGGACAGGGTGAAAACTGGGCTGGTATTGCATTGCCTTTAGTTCGTAAAGTATTCGGTACTATCGTAGCTAAAGAATTCGTTTCAGTTCAACCAATGAACATGCCTTCAGGACTTGTGTTCTTCTTGGATTTCCAATATGGTAACTCTAAGACTCCTTTTACAGCAGGTTCATCTTTGTATGGTAACCGTAACACTGCTTCTCAGTTCCCCTTCTCTACTCCTGCTCCTGTAGGTGGTTTATATGGTGGTCCAGAAGGTCGTTTTACTTACGCTACTAACCAATTCTCTAGCTCTGCTATTCAAATGTCAGCTTCTTTAGCTAACACTTTGACTACTACTGCTGCTGGAACTGGTTCTATCGTTTCTGCTTCATGGGCTGAATTGCAATTCGATTCTGATTACTCAGCTTCAGTTGCTGCTGGTCAGGTTTACAAATTTACTGTAACTGCTTCAGCTATGCCTTCATTTGACCAAGATGCAGTTCGTGGATTCGTATTGAGTTCAGGTTCAAACTTCTCAGCTACTACTTTGTTGCCTAACTTCACAAGTTACAACTACACTGCTGGTACTATTAGTTTCTTCTACACTGGTTCAGCTAACTTCGCTACTACTCCTCAATCAGGTTCATTAGTAACTGTATTCTATCAGAAGTCTACTTCTCAAGATGGTATCAACGTTACTTCAGGTAACAACCAAGCTTCTGCTGTAGGTGGTAACCAATCAGGTCGTGGTGATTTCGAAGCTTCAGGTTCATTCGCTATTCCTAACGCTGCTAACTCAGCTCAGATTGATATCCCTGAAATCAACGTTAGAATGCAATCACAGCCTATCACTGCTAAAACCAAGAAATTGAAGGCAGTATGGACTCCTGAATTCGCTCAAGATTTAGCTGCTTACCAGAACATCGACGCTGAAGCTGAATTGACTAACATTATGAGTGAGTACATTTCAATGGAAATTGATTTGGAAATCTTGGATATGTTGATCGAAGATGCAGCTGCTGCTACTGAGTACTGGTCAGCTATTAACAACCAGTCAATCACTGCTGCTGGTGTTAGTGCTTCTAGCTTAGGCTTCTACAACACTCAAGGTCAATGGTTCCAAACTTTGGGAACTAAGATCCAAAAGGTGTCTAACAAAATCCACCAGTTGACTTTACGTGGAGGTGCTAACTTCTTAGTTACTTCTCCTACTATTGCAACTATTTTGGAATCAATTCCTGGTTTCGCTTCTACTAACAATGGTGAAGCTGATCAAATGGAATATGCTTTCGGTGTACAGAAAATTGGTTCAGTAAACGGTCGTTACAAAGTTTACAAAAACCCTTACATGACCGAAAACTTGATCCTTATGGGTTACAGAGGTTCTCAGTTCTTGGAAACAGGTGCTGTATTCTCTCCTTACATCCCATTGATCATGACTCCTTTGGTGTACGATCCTGATACCTTCACTCCACGTAAAGGTCTTTTGACTCGCTACGCTAAGAAGATGTTACGTCCTGAATTCTATGGTAAGATCTACATCAGTGGATTGAACACTATCTAATTTAGAATAACATTAGATTAAAAGAAGCCCCGAGAAATCGGGGCTTTTTTTTTACTAGTATAGGCCTATATAATATGTATACTAAAACGTTATAAATTAGTTACTTATGAAAGAGACTCCAAGTCAGTTACCTATCCAAAGTTTTATTATGAACTTTCCATTTTCCTTATCAACAGCTGATCCAAATAATATTTGGATGCAAGAATTAACAGATGAGGAATTAACTATTAATAAACCTAAAGCATACAAGCAGTTTATGGACTTGTATAATTTTGTTGCTGGTGGTGCTTTAGTAAATCTATTACCTTCAGAGGGTAATTTTCAAGACCAAGTTTATGTAGCTAATTTAGGTATTTATTTACCTCACATTAAAAAAGAAAATCATATTATTTTATCTAATTTTACTTCAGATCCTCGTAGAGGTGAAGAGTTAGTTGGAGAAAAATATTTTAACCAGATGGGTTATAAAACAGCTATCTCTCCTTTTAAATGGGAAGGTGAAGCTGATTTAAAATACCTTTATGGAAACAAATATATTGGTGGTTATGGTATTCGTTCAAATATTAAAACATATGAATGGATGGAAGAACAATATGATATGGATATTATCAAAGTAGCTATGGTTGATGAGTATTTGTATCATTTAGATTGTTCTATTTTTGCTTTAAACACTGAACAAACATTAATTTGTACTGAATTGTTTGATGAAGACGAATTAAAAATGATTGAAAAAGAAACAGAAATCATTGATATTAATGTTGATGATGCTTTAGGTGGAATAACTAACTCTGTTCGCTTAGGTAATATGGTTTTATGTGCTTCAAACATTTCAGAAATGAAAAAAACTCATGAATATTATGAGGCTGAAGTTCATAAACTTAAAACATTAGAAAAGATTTGTGGTGATGCTGGTATGGAACCTGTTATCTTTAACTTATCAGAGTATATGAAATCAGGTGCTATGTTGTCTTGTATGATGATGCATTTGAATAGAGTTGACCATAATAAAACCTTATTATAATGGCGCAAACATTACAAGAGTGGTTAAGTACTGAGGTTAAACAACTTCAAAAAATGCCTGTAGGTGAGTTATCTAATGTATTTTTCTTTAGAGATCCAATTAGACCTAACTTCATAGATCATGAACATTTTTATAGTCCAGCTGATGGAACTATTTTATATCAAAAGTTTATTAAGGATCCTACTGAACCTATAGTTGAAATTAAGGGTATGAATTATACTCTTCAAGATGTTATGGGTGATGATGAATACAATAAACCTTCATTAGTTATTGGTATATTTATGTCGTTTTATGATGTTCACATTAATCGCATACCCTATGGAGGCCTGTTATCATATAAACCACTAGACACGATACAGTCAACTAATAAACCCATGTTAGCTGTAGAAAAGGATATTTTAAATAAAAAGATTAACCCCGCAAACATGGAGTACTTAAAGTATAATGAGCGTATGTGGAATAAAATTTATTCACCATCTTTAGATTATACTTATTACTTAATTCAGATTGCAGATGAAGATGTAAACGTAATTGCTCCATTTACTATGGACCAAAATGATATGTTTGCTCAAAACGAAAGATTTTCTTTAATTAGATGGGGTTCACAAGTTGATTTGGTGTTACCACTAGATGATAGATATGATTTCGAGTTATGTTTAGATGATGCTATGCATGTAAATGCTGGCTTAGACCAACTTGTAAAAATTAATTTTAATGAATACACAACCTAATCATGAAGATGATATCTTCAAAGAAAAGCGTAAGCCAAAAAACCCAATTAAGTTTAAAATTCAATTAAACGAAGAACAAAAAGAAGCTAAAGCTAAGATTTTAGATAATACTATTACTTTATTAGCAGGTGCTGCTGGTAGTGGTAAAACTTTACTTGCTTGTCAAATTGGTTTAGAAAAATTATTTATGAGAGATGTTGAGAAAGTAATTATTACTCGACCAACAGTATCAAAAGAGGAAATTGGATTCCTACCAGGTGATTTAAGAGAAAAAATGGATCCTTGGGTACAACCAATTTATCAAAATATGTTCTTACTTTATGATAAAACAAAAATTGAAGAACTTATTAAAGAAGATAAAATTGAAATTGTACCTGTATCATTTATGCGTGGTAGAACATTTGTAAACTGTGTAGTAATTGTAGATGAAGCCCAAAACGTTACCCATGAACAAATGGAAATGATTGTTACTCGTATTGGTAAAGGATCTAAAATGATTATTTGTGGTGATGATGCTCAAGTAGACTTAAAACAAAAACGTGACTCTGGATTTAAGTTTTTATATACTGCTGCTAAACGTATAAAAAATCTTTGTGCTATATCTTTAAAACAAAACCATAGAGATCCTATTGTAGAAGATTTGATTAATTTATATAATGATGCTTATGAGCAAGGATTTAGTTTGACTACAAACGGAAATTCTAAAAAATAAATTAGAACCATACTTTTTCAATATTTATACGAAAAAGGCATGGCAACTTTTACTTCCCAAATATATGAAATTTTAACACTTAACGGAGACAACGTAGGTTCTTCTGTTACTCAAACTATTAATGGTATTAATTTTGTTGATAATAGAATTTTAAGTATACCTTCAGGAGCAGTAACTACTCTTTTTAATATGGAAGCTACTCCAGGTGCAGGTACATTTGTAACAAGTAGTATTAAATATGTTAGAGTAACTAATACTTCAACTACTACTCCTGTTAAATTAATTGTATCTTCTTCAACAGAAGCTATGAGTTACTTAGTAGCTACTGGTAGTTCATATATGATGTCTACAAGTAAAATGACTGGAAGTACTAGTGGTTTACTATTTGATGATGTTAAATCAGTTAAAGTAGAACCATCTGGTAGTTCAGGAAGTATAGAGTATTACATAGCAACAACTTAATAAAAAATTATGTCTAACATTCCTATTTGGCCTGGTTCATCCTCATTTGCTCAAGTTTCAGCATCATACGCTAATGGTGTTTGGCCACCTCCAACTCCATTTGGATTTTATGATAATGATTTAGATTTTCAAACAGACGCTAACAAAGTAGCTAACTTTTGTGCTTTACGTTTAGGTTATCCTATTGAAAACGTTGAATTACAAGATATTAACTTTTGGGCAGGATTTGAAGAGGCAACAACTATTTATGGAAACGAATTATATGCTTTCCAAACACGAGATAATTACTTATCTTTAGAAGGAGTTTCAGATAGAATTGATGTAAACAATTCTGTGTTTACTCCTACAATGGCTACTATTGTTAGATTATCTCAACAATATGGTGAGGAAGCAGGAGCAGGTGGTAATGTAACTTGGTTCAAAGGTAGATTATCTTTAACTCCTGGTGTTCAATCTTATGATTTAGCTAAATGGGCTGAAGATGAAGGTATTATAGGTGGTATTGAAATTAAAAACGTTTGGTACCAGCCACCACCAGCAATTAACCAATTATATTCTCCTACTTTATTAGCAGGACAAGGTGGTTTAGGTGGTGTCCCTCCAGCTGGTGTTTATGGTACAGGATATGGTTATGCTAATTACTTAATGATGCCTACAAGTTTTACTATGCAAAACATTCAAGCAATTGAAATGCAAAACACAGTAACACTTTCAAATTATTCATTTAATATTGTAAATAATATTATTTCTGTGTTTCCTGTTCCTGGAACTGGTTTAACAGGTGATGATTTTGATGGGGGAGGTGATTTATATTATGGCCAATATTTAGTATTTGATTTTATTAAAATACAAGATAGATTAAATGCTGTAACTGCTGATGGTACTAATAAAATTGTAAATACTTCAAATGTACCTTATGTTAATCCTATTTATTCTAACATAAACTCAATAGGTAGAAGTTGGATTTTTGAATATACATTAGCTAAAGCAAAAGAAGTATTAGGATTAGTAAGAAATAAATATTCCCAAATTCCTATTCCAGGAGCTGAAGTAACTTTAAATGGTGATAACTTAGTAACTGCTTCTGCGGCTGAAAAAGAAGCTTTAATAGCTCGATTAAGAGAATATTTTGATCAAACTTCTCGTCAAGCATTACTTGAAAGAAGAGCAGCAGAATCAGCAGCTAGAGTACAAGAAATTAATCAAGTTCCAATGACAATTTTTATAGGATAATATGGCTTTATACGGAGGTGCTCGAGATATATCAATGTTTAGAAGAGTCAACCGAGAGTTGATGGGAAGTATTATATCTCAAGAAGTCATTTACTACAAATATAAAATAACACAAACTAAAACAAACATGTATGGTGAAGCCTTTGAAGGCAGAAACTATGCTGACCCTGTTATGTTGTTTGCTTTAATAGAAGTAGGTCCTCAAGAATCTCCAACAAGTGATTTAGGTGTTGATTTTAGCTGGACTATGACTTTTAGATTTTTACGAGACGATTTGTTAAGTAAATTAAACGAAGCTAACCAAGGAGGATTTGGTACATATCAACAACCTTTTATTCAGTACGGAGCTAATATTCACCCTGAGGTAGGCGATATAATACAGTATCAAAACGGTTATTGGGAGGTAGATAACACTAATGCTACCCAATTCTTTACAGGTAAAGATCCTCAATATCCTTATAATGATGCTGAAGGAAATAATCCTTTAAATCCAGGATTAGATCAATTTGGTTATAATGTGGAAGTAAGATGTGATTGTCACTACGTGCCTTCAGATCGATTAGATATAATTAAATCAAGAATGTAATGTCTCAAGTTAGAAAACCAATACCAAAAACTCAAAAGCAGCTTTCAAAAGAGCAGCATATACCTACTTATCCTCAAGCAGGTAATCCTAATGATTTTAACCCAACCCCAACTAACAACAGAGCATTAAATACAACATTTAAAGGTGATACTACAAAACCATTTAGTGTTGGTATTCAAGATATAGATGAAGCAATTTTTTATTATTTTGAAAATATAATTCAACCTTCTGTAATACAAAACGGACAAAGATTACCTGTTCCTGTGGTTTATGGTTCTCAAGAAAAATGGAAATCATTTCAAAAGGATGGGTATTATAGGGACCAACTTGGTAAAATACAAGCTCCGTTGATTATGTTTAAACGTACCAATATAGACAAAAATAGACAGATAGCTAACAAGTTAGATGCTAATAACCCTAACAACTTTGGTGTGTTTACTAAACGTTATAGTCCACAAAATGCTTATGATAACTTTAAAGTATTAAATAACAGGATCCCACAAAAAGAATATTATGCTGTGATTATGCCTGATTATTTAACTGTTACTTATGAGTGTGTTGTGTTTACTTACTATGTAGAACAATTAAATAAAATAGTAGAATCAATGGAATATGCTTCTGATGCTTATTGGGGTAATCCTCAACGTTATCAGTTTAAAGCAATGATTGATTCTTTTGGTTTTCAAACAGAATTATCAAATAATGATGAACGTATAGTTAGAAGTACTTTTAATATAAAAATCAATGGATATATAATTCCAGAGGTATTACAAAAAGATATTACAGCTTTACAGAAATTTTCTAATAAGACTCAAATATTCATTTCAACCGAAACAACTATTCCTCCAACAACTCCTCAAAGTACTAATTAAGGTTAAATTTAATTTTAAAGTTTTTTCATATTTATAGTAAACACAGGAATGGCTGAAAACAGATACAGAGGTAATAATCGTTTAGACAACCCAAACCAAGGTAAAGGTTTTTTTGATAGATCATTAGCTTTTAATAAATTTAATTTACCAATTGTCACTGAAGGATGGGAAGGTTATGTTTTAACCATCAATGATGATGGTGTTGTATCTTTAGTTTTAAGCGGAAATGGTGGGAGTGGTACAACAGGTACTTCTGGTACAAGTGGTACTTCAGGAACATCAGGATCTTCAGGTACTTCAGGTTCTAGTGGTTTATCAGGTTCAAATGGTACCTCAGGTATAAATGGTTCTTCAGGTACTTCAGGATCAACAGCTGGTACTAGTGGTACTTCAACTACAGCAGGTTCTTCAGGAACAAGTGGTAGTTCAGGTTCAACAGGTTCATTTGGTACAAGCGGTATAGAAGGTACTTCAGGTACTAGTGGAGGTACAAGTGGTACTTCTGGTACAAGTGGTTCATCTGGTTCTTCAGGAACAGCTGGTTCTTCAGGTTCAAGTGGATCAAATGGTTCATCAGGTAATGGTGGTAACTCAGGCCAATCTAGTACTTCAGGTACTTCAGGCTCATCAGGTACAGCAGGTACCTCAGGATTAAGTCAAACAAGTGGTACAACAGGTACTTCAGGTTCAGCTGGTTCTTCAGGAACAGCGGATACAAGTGGAACTTCAGGTTCAAGTGGTAGTTCAGGTTCAAATGGTAACGCTGGAAACTCAGGCCAATCTAATACATCAGGCACTTCAGGTAGTACAGGTTCATCTGGTACTTCAGGTCTAAATGGTTTTAATGGAGTATCCGGTTCAAGTGGATCTTCAGGTTCAAGTGGATCAACAGGTTCTTCAGGAACTTCAGGTACAAATGGTAATGATGGAAACTCAGGTCAATCAGGTACCTCAGGAACTTCTGGTTCTTCAGGTACAACAGGTACTTCAGGTTTAAGCCAAACTAGTGGTACTACAGGTTCATCTGGTACTTCAGGTTTAAGTGGTTCTACTGGTTCTTCAGGTTCAAGTGGAGCAGATGGTACTTCAGGAACTAGTGGAACAAGTGGTTCTTCTGGCTCTGCAGGTTCATTTGGTACAACAGGTGACGCTGGTACTTCTGGTAATTCAAATACATCTGGTACCTCAGGATCAGGTGGTTCAAATGGAACAACCGGTAATGCAGGTAATAGTGGACAAAGTTCTACATCAGGTACTTCAGGTAGTTCAGGTACTACAGGTACAAGTGGTTTAAGCCAAACAAGTGGTACTAATGGTACTTCAGGAACATCAGGCGCTTCAGGTACAGCAGCTACTGCTGGTACTTCAGGTTCTTCAGGTTCAACAGGTTCATCTGGTACTTCAGGTGTTGATGGTACAAGCGGTACTTCAAACACTTCAGGAACTAGTGGTAGTTCAGGTACATCAGGTATAGCAGGTGCAGCTGGTTTTTCTGCTCAAAGTGCTACCTCAGGTACAAGCGGTTCTTCAGGTTCTAATGGGACAGGAGGAGCAGCTGGTACTTCAGGTTTAAGCCAAACAAGTGGTTCATCAGGTAGTTCTGGTTCTCAAGGTAGTACAGGTGCTGCTGGTACCTCAGGATTAAGTCAAACAAGTGGTTCAAGTGGTTCTAGTGGTTCTCAAGGTACTACAGGAGACGCTGGTACATCTGGATCATCTAATACAAGTGGTTCATCAGGTTCTGCAGGTTCATTTGGTACAACAGGTGATGCAGGTACATCAGGTGCTTCTAATACTTCTGGTACAAGTGGTTCTAGTGGTTCTAATGGTACTACAGGAAACGCAGGTAACTCAGGTCAATCAAGTACTTCAGGTACAAGTGGATCAAGTGGTTCAACAGGTACTAGTGGTTTATCACAAACAAGTGGTACTTCAGGAGCTTCAGGTTCTTCAGGAACATCAGGCAACGCAGGTACTTCTGGTACCTCAGGTTCTAGTGGTTCTTCAGGTTCAACTGGTACTTCAGGTGTAGACGGAGGTTCAGGTGTTTCAGCTACTTCAGGTACTTCAGGATCAAGTGGTTCAAATGGTAGCACAGGAGCTGCTGGTACTTCTGGAGCTAGTCAAACAAGTGGTTCTAGTGGATCAAGTGGTTCTCAAGGTACAACAGGTAACGCTGGTACTTCAGGTAACTCAAACACTTCAGGTACAAGTGGTTCAGCAGGATCACAAGGTACAACAGGTGATGCTGGAACTTCAGGTTCAAGCAATACTTCAGGTACTTCTGGTACAGCTGGTTCCTCAGGTACAACAGGTACCTCAGGTTTAGCAGGTGCAAGTGGTATCTCAAATACTTCAGGTACAAGTGGTTCAAGTGGTTCTAATGGAACTACTGGTGCTGCTGGTACATCAGGCAATTCAAACACTTCAGGTACTAGTGGTTCAGCAGGATCACAAGGTACTACTGGAGATGCAGGTACTTCAGGTGCCTCTAATACAAGTGGTTCAAGTGGCTCAGCTGGTTCTAATGGAACAACAGGAGCAGCTGGTACTTCAGGAGCTTCTAATTCAAGTGGTTCTAGTGGTTCATCTGGTTCAAATGGAACAACAGGTGCAGCTGGAACTTCAGGATCAAGTAATACATCAGGTACAAGTGGTTCTTCAGGAACTTCAGGTATAGCAGGTGCAGCTGGTTTCTCAGCCCAAAGTGCAACCTCTGGTACTTCAGGTTCAGCAGGTTCTAATGGAACAGGTGGAGCAGCAGGTACTTCAGGTGCAAGTAATTCAAGTGGTTCTAGTGGATCTAGTGGTTCACAAGGTACTACAGGTGCAGCTGGTACTTCAGGTGCTAGTCAAACAAGTGGTTCATCAGGATCATCGGGTTCAAATGGTACTACAGGAGCTATAGGTACTTCAGGTTCAAGTCAAACAAGTGGTTCATCTGGTTCTTCAGGTTCATCTGGTTCTACAGGAACTTCAGGTGTAGACGGAGGTTCAGGTGTTTCAGCAACTTCAGGAACTTCAGGTAGTTCAGGATCAAACGGAACAACAGGCGCCGCAGGTACATCAGGTGCTTCAAACACTTCAGGTTCAAGTGGTTCTGCTGGTTCTAACGGAACAACAGGAGCAGCAGGTACATCAGGTGCTTCAAACACAAGTGGATCAAGTGGTTCTGCGGGTTCTTCAGGTACTACAGGTACCTCAGGACTAGCAGGAGCAAGTGGTATATCAAATACATCAGGTACTTCAGGTTCTAGTGGTTCTAACGGAACAACAGGAGCAGCAGGTACTTCAGGTTCAAGTCAAACAAGTGGCACTTCAGGTTCAAACGGATCAAGTGGTACAACAGGAGCAGCAGGTACAAGTGGTTCATCTAATACTTCAGGTTCTGCAGGTTCAGCAGGATCAAACGGAACTACAGGTGCGGCAGGTACATCAGGTGCCTCAAATACAGCAGGTACTTCAGGTACTTCAGGTACTTCAGGTATAGCGGGTGCTGCTGGTTTCTCAGCTCCATCAGGTACAAGTGGTACTTCAGGTTCAGCAGGATCTTCAGGTGTATCTATTAACGGTACAGCAGGTATAAGTGGTACAACATTCAATTATCAACCAGGATATGCGGTTTATGCTTCAAGTTCATTATTAGTACAAAGTACTAATTTAATGTATTTTTGCTTTGCTCAAAACTCTTTAGCAGGAGGCATAAGTAATACAGCTTCTGGTGCTTGTTCTGTAGTAGCAGGTGGTAAAGTTAATACAGCCTCAGGCACATACTCCGCTGTAGGGGGTGGTATAGCAAACTGTGCTACAACTACCTATTCAACAGTTTCTGGAGGATATAATAATAAATCAATAGGTGCTTTTGCTTTTATAGGTGGGGGTACTAACAATACAGCAAGTGGTACTTATGGTTCATCAATAAGTGGAGGCCAAGTCAATACAGCTTCCGGAACACGATCAACAATAAGTGGTGGGCATACTAACACAGCCTCAGGAGCTTGCTCAACAATTGGTGGTGGTTGTGGAAACACAGCCTCAGGTGGTTTTTCATTTGTAGGTGGAGGATGTAATACAGTCGCTAGTGGAGGATGGTCTGTAGCTAGTGGTAGAAACTCAACAGCCTCTGGTTATACATCTGTAGTAGCAGGTGGTTTAAATGGATACGCTAATGGACCTTATGGTACTGTTAGTGGAGGATATGCAGGACAAGCTTTAGGATGTTTTTCAACTGTAGGTGGTGGTTATCAAAACCGCGCTTGTGGTTTTACTTCTACTGTTTCTGGAGGATATCAAAACTGTGCTACCTCTAATATGTCAACTATAAATGGAGGTTGTGGAAATTTAGCCTCAGGTGGTTGTTCAACAATTGGTGGTGGATATGCTAACACAGCCTCAGGTGCTTTTTCAACAGTAAGTGGTGGTAAAACTAGTACAGCTTCAGGTAACAATTCATCTGTGGTTGGAGGAGATACTAACACAGCAAGTGGTTATTTATCATTTATTGGTAGTGGATATAGTAATATAGCTTCTGCAGATTCAGCAATTGTAGTTGGTGGTAGAGTTAATTTAGCTTGTGCTGCCGGTACCTTTGTAGGTGGTGGAGGTGGAAACCAAGCCCGAAATCAATTTAGTACAATTAGTGGTGGTCAATATAACTGTGTTATAGGTGATTATTCAACTATTAGTGGAGGTTATTGTAGTAGAATATATAGTGGAGCCTATTCATTTATAGGCGGGGGTACAGGTAACTGTATATATTGTTCATCATCTGTTATAGGTGGTGGGTGTGGAAATATATCAATTGGTGAATTTACAACTATTGGTGGTGGTAATAAAAACCAAGCAATAAGTAGATGGTCTGTAGTTGCCGGTGGTGATACAAACAGAGCGTGTGGAACTTGTTACAACACAATAGGTGGTGGTGTAAGTAACTTTATTTGTGGAGGTTATCTTAACACAATTGCTGGTGGTAATACTAACACAGCCTCTAGTTTAGTAAACTCTATTTTAGGAGGAGCAGCTAATACAGTTAGTGGTGGATATTATATAACAATAGGTGCAGGTTACGCTAACACAGCATGTGGGTATTTTTCCGCTATTTTAGGAGGTAGAAATAATATAGCCTCTGGTAACGCATCAGGAACTATGAGTGGAGGTTATAATACGGCCTCTGGTAATAGTTCATTTTTAGGTGGTGGTATAAGTAATATAGCCTCAGGTGCTTGCTCAACAATAGGCGGTGGTGAAAGTCATGTAACTTCTGGAGCTTGGTCAACTATTAGTGGTGGTAATGATAACACAGCCTCAACTGTTGGAGCTGTAGTAGGTGGAGGTCAAGGTAATAGTTCTGTTGGATCTAATTATTCAACAATAGGTGGTGGGCTTGGTAACACAGCCTCAGGAGATGTTAGTACATTATCTGGAGGATATAGTGTTACATCTACAGGTAGAACATCATTTGCAGGTGGTGGATGTCTTAACACAGCCTCAGGTAACTGTTCAGTTGCTACCGGTGGTGGTAGTAATACAGCTTCAGGCACTGCTTCATTTGTAGGTAGTGGTAGATGCAACACAGTATCAGGATATTGTTCTTCTACAATAGGTGGATTTTGTAATACAACAGTTTCTGGTTTATCTGTTGTTGTAGGTGGAGGATGTAACCGAGTTTTAGCAGGTAGCGCTAGTATTATTGGTGGTGGGTTTAAAAATCTTATATGTTCTAGTGACTCAACAATTTCAGGTGGTTACCAAAACTATGTTAATGGCGCTCAAGCGGCTGTTGTAGGAGGTATTAATAACAGTTCTACAGCTGCTAGAGCATTTATAGGTGGTGGTACTTCAAACACAGCCTCAGGTTGCCACTCATTTATAGGTGGTGGTATAAGTAACACATCCTCAGGTAACTGTTCAACAGTGGGTGGTGGTTCGTCTAACGTTGCTTCCTTTAATAGATCAACAGTAGGAGGAGGTACAGGAAACACAGCATCTGCCCAATATTCAACTATCGCGGGTGGTATTTCAAATAATGCTACAGCTTACGCCTCAACAATAAGTGGTGGATATGGTAATAACAACTATTCAAACGCAGGAACAATAGGTGGAGGTAGTTGTAACAGAATATGTGATGTTTTAAATAGTACTTGTACCGCGGGAGCAACTATAGCCGGTGGTGTTGGAAACAACTCATCTGGAGGAACATGGAATGATGGAGGGTATTTTACTGTTTCTCCAACCACTTTTTATGTAGCTGGTAAGTTTTCTTTTATAGGAGGTGGTTTTCAAAACAGAGCACAAGGTATTGACTCTGTAGTAGCCGGAGGTTTATTCAATATATCATCAGGGGCTATATCAACAGTAGCTGGTGGAGATACTAACTTAGCCTCAGGTGCTTGTTCAATTGTAGGTGGTGGTAGATGTAACTGTGCTACCCAAGAATTTGGAACAACAACCGGTGGTGCTGGAAATGTAAACACTAGTAGATATGGATTTATAGGAGGAGGAGCAAGTAATACAGCTTCTGGTAATTATTTTTCCATTATCAATGGTGGTAAGAATAATACATCTTCTGCTTATTTATCAACAGTAGGCGGTGGTTGCGCTAATACATCCTCTGCTGGATTCACAACAGTAGGTGGTGGTGGATCTAATACAGTTTCAAGTCAAGCATCAACTATTAGTGGAGGTAGAAGCAACACAGTTTCAGGATACGCTGGTGCTGTTGGTGGTGGATATGGTAATATTATTTGTGCTGGTTATGCTTCAACAATTTCCGGAGGATACTTAAACAAAAACGTATCTAGTGATGCTACAATTGGTGGTGGTATATTTAATGTGATACGCTCAACAGTAGCAACTGCTTGTGCCGCAGGTGCGACTATCGGAGGAGGTGTATTTAACAACACAGCAGGTGGTGATTGGTGTGTTGATGGTTATGTTTGCAGTAACCCAACATGTTGCTACAATGCAGGCCAAGTATCAACAATTGGTGGTGGACTTAGAAACTGTGCTTTAGGAGTTGGATCAACAGTAGGTGGTGGAGTTTGTAACAGAGCCACAGGTTGTATGGCTACAGTTGCTGGAGGTATTTGTAATACAGCCTCTAGTACATTCTACGCGGCAATAGGTGGTGGAGTAGGAAACACAGCAAGTGGTACTTATATGTCTACAATTGCCGGTGGTGAAAATAATACAGCTTCTGCTGGGTTAGCTTTCATTGGTGGTGGTAGATGTAATACAGCCTCTGGTACAGATTCAACCTTAAGTGGAGGACGATCTAATATATCATCAAATGACGGTTCGTTTATAGGTGGTGGTATATCAAACACAGCCTCTGGATATAGATCAGTAGTAAATGGTGGTCAATCAAACGTTGCTTCAAATCTTTATTCAACAATAGGTGGTGGATGTGGAAACACAGTTCCTGGAAGAGCAGGTACTATAGCAGGTGGTTGTGGAAACAACGTTACTTGTTATGGTAACGCAATAGGAGGAGGATATGGTAATACAGCATCTGCAGCATATGCTTCCGTAATATCTGGTGGTGAAAATAACTCTGCTACTTCTAACCATGCTTCTATAGGAGGAGGATGTACTAATACAGCTAGTGGTAGTGCTTCCAGAGTAGGTGGTGGTTTAGCCAATACAGCTTCAGGAACTAACTCATTTATAGGTGGAGGATATATTAACACAGCTTCAGGTTGTTGTTCTTTTGTAGGAGGTGGATATGTTAACTTATCATCTGGAGTACTTGGTAGTATAGGTGGAGGATCATATAACTGTGCTACTAATACAGGCGATACAATATCTGGTGGTGTAAACAACAGAGCAGGAGGAGCTTATGGAACAGTATCTGGTGGATATAACAATAGTGGTACTGGATATATGGCTGTTATTGGTGGGGGATGTATAAACACAGCAAGTGGTAATACATCAGTTGTATCTGGAGGTAGAAACAACATATCCTCAGGCGCTTGTTCAACAGTAGGTGGAGGTCAAGCTAACTGCACTACAAATGCTTACTCTACAGCAAGTGGTGGATATAATAACAAAGTTTGTGCTAATTATGGTTTTATAGGAGGCGGAAATACCAACATAGTTGGTGGTGTTGGAGGCAACAGAGTAAACGCTATTGTAGTAGGTGGTCAAAACAACTGTGCTATATGTGCTGGTGCCTTTGTTGGAGGAGGAGCACTCAATACAGCATCAAGTTATGATGCTGTTGTAACAGGTGGATATAACAATACTAATAGTGGTCTTAGAGCTTCATTAGTTGGAGGTGAGGGAAACACAGTTTCAGGAGGTAGAGCATTTTTAGGTGGTGGTATAGCTAATACAGCTTCAGGTGCTTGTTCATTTGTTGGTGGTGGTAGAGTAAATACCGCCTCAGGAGGTCACTCATTTGTAGGTGGTGGTGCGAATAACACAGCCTCCGGAGAATATTCAACTGCAGCAGGAGGAAGAAGTAGTAAGGCATATTGTGATTTTGGAACAGTAGGTGGTGGAGCCGAGAATGTAAACTGCGGTTACTTAGCAACAATCCCTGGTGGATATAATAATAGTATTACAGCAGGTTCAACAACATCAACAGTATCAGGATATTCAAATGTAGCATCTGCTGCTCAAGCAACAGTATCAGGGGGTAAAAGCAACACAGCCTCTGGTACTTTATCAACAATTGGTGGTGGGTTAGGCAACACAGCCTCAGGCAACTGCTCATTTATAGGCGGAGGATGTGCTAACACAACCTCTGGTGTTTATTCAACAGTAGGCGGGGGTAGATTAAACTGTGCTACAAATAGTTATTCAACTGTTTCTGGAGGATATACTAACGCAGCAACAGGAGCATCATCATTTATTGGTGGTGGATATAATCATACAGTATCAAATTGTTGGAGCACAATATCTGGAGGATATCAAAACACAATCTCAGCCCAAGAAGCAACAATTGCTGGTGGAACTGTTAACACAGTATCTGCTTATGCTGGTGCTATTGTTGGTGGTACAAATAACACAGTTTCAGGATGTCGCTCATTTATAGGTAGTGGTCAAAGCAACACAGTCTCAGGTTTTTGTTCATTTATAGGTGGAGGTAAAAGCAACACAGTATCTTCTGTATACTCAGGAATTTTAGGTGGAAAAAGCAATTTAGTTTGTAGTGGTGCTTCTGACTCATTTATAATAGGATCTAACTTAACAGCAACAGTTGCTTGTTACACTTATGTAAACAACTTACAAGCTTGTGGTACAATTAGAGCAACATCTGATGTTATTGCTTTCTATTCTTCCGACGAAAGATTAAAAAATAATAAACAACCGTTAACAGGTTCACTAGAAAAACTTAACCAAATTAGTGGTTACGGATTTGATTGGATACCAATGCCTGGTATACATGAAAATGAAGGACACGATATAGGTGTAATGGCTCAAGAAATTGAAAAAATTGCACCCGAGTTAGTAGTAACTAGGGACAATGGGTATAAGGCGGTTAAATACGATAAAATAACAGCTTTATTAATTGAGGCTATAAAAGAACTTTCAACAGAATTAAACGAGTTAAAAAAACAAATTAACAAGTAATGACTTTGCCTACCTCTGATATTAGTATGTCTGCTATATGGAGTGAAGCTAATTCTCCTTATAGTTCGGGACAACTGAGTTTACTTACTATGAGTTTTTTCTCATATTTTGCTGGTCCTAATGGATCAAATTCCCTAACAGACAATAACTGGGGAGTACATGAAGGATCAGGAGCAAACAGAATTTATGGACTAGCAGCCAAAACATCAGATTATGAAATAGGAGACTATTCAGGATTAACTTATTTTTATGATAATTCTACATTTCAGGTAACTTTAAATGTAACAAATAATAAAACAAATCCCCCACCATTTCCACCTCCTCCAGTAGATAATGCTGTTAACGTAAATGTTGAGTTATGGGATTCTTCATTTTCTTATCAATACTTAAATGGTGGTGGTATGGCAATGGCCCCTGGTACTTACGGACCTAGTGCTGTAAGCATGACAACCAATCCTATTATTTTTAGAGGATATTGGAAAGTAACAGTTTCTGGAGCTAACCCTACTTTTGCTGGAGGTACAACTAATATTGTTATAAATGGAAGTACTAAAGTTACTGGAGGTACAGTTCCTGCGGGTCCTGGAGGTGCTACTTTTGATTCTACTGTTTATGGAACTGAAGATGTTGCCTCTTACGGTGGATTTACAGGTTTGTATTTTGATGTAATAGTTAATTAATTTTATTATTTTTTCACATATTTATAATAAACAAATAAAATTATGACTGAATTTAGCACATTACACATTTTTGGTTTCGGAGATGTTCAAGTTATTTTACCTGATGGTAGCGGAGCTACTAAAAAAGCATCTGAATTAACTATGTTACAACCTGTAGTTGATAACGTATGGGACAATCGTCCCGAAGGTTATACTGGTACTAAACAATACCATGCTATCAACATTTTTGATAATATGTTTGCTGACTGGCAAGCAAAAGTTGAGGGTGAAAAAGGATATAGAGTACAATATGCAGACTTAGACAACCTAGAAATTATGGCTTTGGTTGATGAAGTATTAGCCCCAGTTCCTCCATCAGGATCTTTGTAATCTAGTTTGGTTGCCTAATAATTAGTTATTATCTTACGTGTATGAATATAATCTTTCAAATTAATGGTGGTATTGGTAAATGCATCATGGCCACAGCTGTTTGTGAAGCAATTCACAAACAATACCCTAAAGCAAATCTGATTGTAGTATCAGGATATGCTGATGTATTTTTAAATAACCCTAATGTTTACCGTACTTACAATTTTAGTGGGTTTAGTTATTTTTATGATGAGTTTGTAAAAGATAAAGATGTATTGTTGTTTGCTCATGATCCTTATTTAGAAACAAATCACTTAAAACAAAACGAACACTTAATTAAAACTTGGTGTGAAATGTTTGGAGTTGAATATAATGGTGAGTTGCCTAAAATTCATTTAACAGCTCGAGAAATTAAATTCTTTGAAAACCGTTTCCAATCAGATTTGCCTATTTTGTTGTTACAAACAAATGGTGGTAGTCAAACAGAACATAAGTATTCTTGGGCAAGAGATATTCCATCATCTGTAGCTATTAAAGTAATTGATGCTTTTAGAAAAGATTATAATATTATCCATATTAAAAGAGAAGACCAAATTGGATTTGATTACACTTATCCAGTAACTGATACTTTTAGAGCTTTATGTGTATTAAATTCTTTAAGTAATAAAAGATTATTTATTGATAGTTTTGCTCAACATACAGCAGCAGCTATGAATATGCCTTCAACAGTATGTTGGATTGCTAATAAGCCAGAAGTATTTGGTTATAGTATGCATGACAATATTGTATCTAATCCTTTTACAGTTAAACCTGAATTAAGAAACTCATACTTACAACAATTTAATATTGCTGGTGATTTGTTAGAGTTCCCTTATAATAATGAGGATGAAATCTTTAATGTAGATCAAATTATTGAGTCTATTAAAAACCAAAAATAAGTTATGGAAAAATTGTTTTTTCAATCTTCCTTGCCTAGAGCAGGTAGTACTTTGTTACAAAACATCTTAGCACAAAACCCAAATATTTATGCTACTCCTACTTCTGGAGTACTTGAATTAATATTTGCCGCTAGAGGTAATTATACTAATTCTCCTGAATTCCAAGCACAAGATCCTGATCTAATGAAGACAGGATTTATGGCTTTTTGTAAAGAAGGAATGAAAGGTTATTATGAAGCAATTACTGATAAACCTTATGTAATTGATAAAAGTAGAGGATGGGGAATCCATTATGATTTCTTAAACCAAATTTATCCAGAACCTAAAATCATTTGTATGATTAGGGACTTAAGAGATATTTTTGCCTCTATGGAAAACAATTACCGTAAAAGTTCAGATAAAACATCTCCAATCTTAGATTGGTCTACAATGCAAGGTACAACAGTTCCTAAACGTGTAGATGTTTGGGCTCAAAATCCTCCAGTAGGAATGGCTATTGAAAGATTAGGAGAAATTATTAGGATGGGAATTAACAGTAAAATTTTATTTGTTAAGTTTGAAGATCTTTGTCTATACCCAGATAGGGAAATGACTAAAATTTATAATTATTTAGACATTCCTTACTACAGTCATGACTTTGATAATATTGAACAAGTAACTAAAGAAGATGATACTGTTTACGGTGTGTTTGGAGATCATGTTATTAGAACAAAACTAGAACCTATGCCTTCTAAAGCTAAGACTTTATTAGGTAGAGATGTTACAGATTGGATCTATAACAATTACAAATGGTTTTACGAACAGTTTAACTACAAAAAGTAATTTATGGAAAAACTGCTATATGTAGCCCCCCATTTATCAACAGGGGGGCTGCCTCAATATCTAACTAAAAAAATAGAATTACTCAAAAATGATTTTGAGATTTATTTAGTTGAATGGTCAGATTGTACTGGAGGTGTATTAGTAGTTACTCGCAATAAAATTGTAAAGCTTGTTGATAAAGACAAGTTTTTTACTTTAGGAGACAACAAACAAGAACTTATTAATATTATTAATCAGGTAAAACCTGATATTATTCATTTAGAAGAAATACCAGAATTCTTTATGGATTTTGATATTGCAAATCAAATTTATACTCAGGATAGAACATATAAAATTGTAGAAACATCTCATGATTCATCTTATGATGTGACTCAAAAGAAATTTTTTCCTGATAAATTTATGTTTGTATCTCAATGGCAAGTAAATCAATATAAAGATATAGACATTCCTAAAGTAGTAGTTGAATATCCTATAGAATACATTGAACGTCCTGATAGAACAGAGGCGTTACAAAAATTAGGATTAGATCCTAATAAAAAACATATTTTACATATCGGGTTATTTACACCTCGTAAAAACCAATCTGAATTTTTTGCTTATGCAAAAGCATTACCCCAATATGAATTCCACTGTGTAGGGAATCAAGCGGACAATTTTAAACATTATTGGGAACCATTAATGAATGATAAACCTGATAATTTAACTTGGTGGAATGAAAGAACAGATGTAGATGCTTTTTATCAAGCAATGGATTTATTCTTATTTACTTCTAGAGGTACAAACAATGATAAAGAAACAATGCCTTTAGTAATTAGGGAGGCCGTTTCATATCAAATACCTATTTTAATTCATAATCTACCTGTGTATTTAAATTATTGGGATGATTATAATGTTAATTACTTAGATACTACAGATTTTAGTTATAACTTAAATTTAATTGAGTCAAGTTTAAACTCTGATGATTATATAAATATAGAAGAAGAAGCGTTTATTTTATCAACTTATCCAATATTAAATTCAATAACAAAAACTACTATAGAATGTATTGAGGCTTTAAAACAAACAGGTAGAAAAATTATATTAACCTCTCATTTACCTATACCTTTAGAATTACAAAAATTAGTTGATTATTGTGTTTATGATAAAAATAATATTTTAACAAAACATACATTTTATAATTATACTTGGTTTGATTATGGTACTTGGAAAGCTGATTTATGGTTAACAGGAGAAAATAATAATGTTTATCATGGACCTGCTGTTTATACAAATTATTATAATGGAGTAGCTTTAGCTGAAAAATTAGGTATTAAAAAAGTATATTTTTTAAATTATGATTATGTTTTAAAAGATCCAACTTTTATAGATGATATATCTTTAATCCTAAACCAGAAAAAAGCATATGTTGGGGTAAAAGAAGAACAAGAAGGAGAAACAATTATAACTTATTTCTTAGCTACAGACCCTAAATTTTACTTAAACCATTTCCCACAAATTCAGAATGCTCAAGAATATGATTCATTAATGGTTGAATGGGAAAGTGAGTCTAATGGTTTAGAAAACTTAACCTACTGTACTTTCCAACAATCAAAAAATCAAATATATTGGGAAAATCAAGAAACATTTGTTAATTTGATTGAAAATAATTTTGAACATAAAAACTATTCAAGAGTAGAATATTTTTCAATACTTGCTGTTAAAGATTATCCTGATCAATTTGCTGTATTTTTAAATATAGCTAATTCAACTGATAATAGAGATATTGAAATAGCTGTTTATGAAGATGATAAAATGTTGTTTGATGAAACAGTAAAAGTAACTCATAAATTATCTTGGTTTAGACAAGTAACATTTAATCCTGAAAAAACTTATAAAGTATATTATATAGCTTTTGATAGATATAATCAAGAATTAATTGAAGAGAAAAAAATTATAGTGAATAAAGAATATTTTGAAAACCAATTACCTAAAAACGGATTTTTAACATTATTATGAGAATTTGCCAAGTAAATCCAGGATGTGGAATACCAATTCCACCACCAAAATGGGGCGCGATTGAAAAAATTGTATGGGAATTTACATGTAATTTAAAAGAACTAGGTCATGAAGTAGACATAAAATGGGCTAATGAAATCCAACCGGGTGAATATGATTTAGTTATGGTACATGTAGCAAATTTAGCGCTAGAATTAGCGTCTAAAAACGTATCATACGTGTTTCAACACCACGACCACCATGCTTATCATTATGGAAAGGATTCCACTATATATAAACAAAACAGAGAAGCTATGGAAAAATCAATTTTTTCTTTAGTACCAGCTCGTTATTTAGTTGATTATTTTGATTTACCAAATGTACATTATTTTTCTCATGGAGTAAACATAGATACATTTAAACCAAACAACACAACACCTATTTATCATAGTTTACTAATGTTAGCTAATAATGGTTTAGGTGGTTATGGTTCATATGATAGAAAAGGATTTGAATTAGGTGTAAAAACAGCTATGGCCTCTAATTTACCTATTACTATTGCTGGACCTAAAAACAATGAAAATTGGTTTAATGATAATCCATGGGTATTTGGTTATCCTAAATTAAATGTTATAAGTGAACCTACAAATGAACAATTAAGACAATTATATAATTCTCATACTATATTTTTACATCCAAGTGATTTAGAGGCAGGTCATCCTAATTTAACTTTATTAGAGGCAGCGGCTTGTGGTTTACCTATTTTAGGTTGGATTGAGGAAGAAACAACATTTCATGGTTTATGGAGAGCACCTCGTGATTTAAAAGAAATGTTACGAGGATTAAATGTGATTATAAATGAATATAGTACTTACAGACAAAATGCTTTAAAAACAGCAGATGAATTGTCTTGGTTAAATCGTTCTAAAGAATTAATACAGTTATATGAAAGACTTACTAATTAAAGAATATAAAAATACTAAAATTTTAAATATAAAAAGCAAAAAACCTTCAAATACTTTTAATGTTAATTTTGTTGATGGTGCTTTTTTAGAAGTAGTAGGTTTTTTAAAAGAAGAGTATAAAGTTACTTTTACAAATACAAAAACTAATGAAATAGTTCATAGTAGTGTTATTAGTAACAATATGTGGACTCGCACTAGTATAAAGTATTGTGTTAATTGGAAAATAGAAGTACACAATAATACATCAGGAGAAAAAGTATATGAACATATTTTTAATCCTAAAAATAAAAGAGTTTACATTCATTTAGATTCAGGGGCAGTAGGTGATACTTTAGCTTGGTTTCCTTATGCTGAAGAATTTAGAAAAAAATGGGATTGTGAGGTAATTTGTTCTACATTTCATAACGAATGGTTTAAAAAAGAATACCCACAAATTGAGTTTGTAAAACCAGGAACAGAAGTAAATAATTTATATGCTATGTTTAATATAGGATGGTTTTATGATGGGGAAGAAATTATTAAAGATAAAGTACCTTTTGATTTTAAAAAACATCCATTACAACAAACCCCAACAGAAATTTTAGGATTAAAATATAAAGAAGTAAAACCTAAACTTACTATATCTCGTAAAAAAACAAACATAAAAGATAAATACGTTGTAATTGCTCCTCACGCCTCTTCTCACGCCAAATATTGGATGCATCCTAAAGGATGGCAAACTGTTATTGACTATTTAAATGAAAAAGGTTATAAAGTAGTTATAATAACAGGTGAACCTTTAGGAGATGAATGGCATGACTCAAAATTAGGAGGTACATTAACAGGTGTAATAAATAAAACAGGTTATAATATTGATTTATCTGATAGGATGATTGATATTAGAGATGCTGAATTATTTATAGGAGTAGGCAGTGGATTAAGCTGGTTAAGTTGGTCAATAGGCACTCCAACCATCTTAATTTCAGGTTTTAGTTACCCTTATACTGAATTTAAAGATTGTGAACGTATTTTTACTTTAGACTCTAAAGCATGTACAGGATGTTTTAATCGTCATTGGCTAAATCCAGGCGATTGGGAATGGTGTCCTGACCATAAAGATACCCCAAGACATTTTGAATGTACAAAAACTATAAAACCTGTTCAAGTAATCGGTGCAATTGATAAAATGTTGAATATTTATCAATAAACATGGCCTTAAAAACCTTATCTAAATCTAATATCCTAAACGGCAATATTGTTCAAGCCTCGGATGTATCACAAAGTGTTGACGCATTTACTGGTATTGAAGGATACGCTATTTCATTATCTGGATCCTTTACATTTTTAGGAGCTACTACAGGTAGTGGATTTTTCCAAAATGCAGTAAATGCTGTAAGTGCTTCTTATGCTTTAAGTAGTTCATATGCTTCTGGTTCATCTAATTCTATTTCATCTTCAGTAATATATGTTGCTTCTAATGCTTCAACAAATACAAATTATACTTTAGTATTTAAAAATTCAACAGGTGCTTTAGATAATTTTTATCAATTAGCAGCAGATGGAACAAATGGTCCTTACTATAATCCATCAACAAATGTATTAGGGGGGGCTAACGGAAATCTTACAATATCTGGTTCTGTAGGTAATTTTAACACTATTACGGGTTCATTATCAGGTAGTGTAAATGGAACCGCGTCTTTTGCTACTACTGCTTCTTATGCTTTAACCGCCTCTTATGCGAGTAACGGAGTAACAAATTTAAGTGTAGGCACTTTTTATGATACATCAACTCAAACCTTAACAGCTAATAACTCAGCTTCTATTACTTTAAATACTCCAGTAATTAATGATGGAATTACAGTAGTATCAAATTCAAGATTAACAGTTACTAGAACAGGTATTTATAATCTCCAGTTTTCAGCTCAATTAGTAACTACTGTTGGTGGATCTCCTGAAGTTTCAATTTGGCTTAGAAAAAATGGGTCAAATGTGACTTATAGTGGTACAAATATTTCTATTCAAAACCAAAATAGTAAGTATGTAGCTGCTTGGAATTTTGTAGAAAGTTTAAATGCTGGTGATTATTTAGAATTAATATGGTATGTTTATGGAGGAGCTAGCGCTCAATTATTAGCCGAAACCCCCTCAGTTTCTAATGGAGGAGTAGGCGTACCTTCAGTAATAGTAACAATAACACAAGTTAAATAATAAAAATAATATATGGAAAATAAAGTTTTAACTCAAGAAGAATTACAATCTTTAAAAAACATTCAATCTAAAAGAGACCAAATTACTATAAATTTGGGTTATATTGAATATCAAATTCAAGAACTAGAATTACAAAAAGAAAGTCTAGTTGAAGGGATTTTATCATTAAAAAATGAAGAAACCCAAATAAGTAAAGAAATCCAATCCAAATATGGCAAAATTAATGTCAATATGGATAATGGAGAATTTATTGTTTTGGATTAATTTTGATCTTTTCTATAATATTTATTATAGAATAAAATCAATATAATTTTACAAACATGGCAGAAACATTAATATCACCTGGCGTACTCGCTTTAGAAAACGATCAGTCATTTATTACACAACAACCTGTAACTGTTGGAGCCGCAATTATTGGCCCTACAGTAAAAGGTCCTGTAGAAATTCCTACAATCGTTACTTCATATAGCGACTACCAAAGCAAATTTGGTACTACTTTTTTAAGTGCTAGTCAAGTTTACACCTATTTTACTTCAATCGCCGCTTTTAACTATTTTAACAACGGTGGAGAAACTTTATTAGTATCAAGAGTAGTAAGTGGAACATTTAGTTCAGCTACTACTTCTACTGGTTCTGTAACAGGTGGTGCTGGAGCTGGAGTATCTATACTAAACTCAGCTTCTTTAGCTGAAGCATTAGTATTAAATACTATTTCACAAGGTACTATTATGAACAGTTCTAGTTCATTAGATAGTGGTGGATCATTAGCCGCTTCAGGTTCTGCTAATAACATCAGATGGCAAATTGCTAACCAAGATACTTCTCAAGGTACTTTTAGTTTATTTATTCGTCAAGGTGATGACACTACAAGTAATCCTATTGTATTAGAATCTTTTACTAACTTATCAATGGATCCAACAGCTCCTAACTATGTAGCTAGAGTAATTGGTAACCAAGTTAAAACTTATAATTCTGTAGATAACCAAATTGAAATAACTGGTGATTTCCCTAATAATTCAAGATACGTTTATGTAGCGAGTGTAAAAACTCCTACTCCATTCTATTTTGATAATAACGGTTTAGCTAAATCTACATTAACTGGTTCATTACCTGCTAACGCAAGTGGTTCATTTGTAGGTGCTACAGGTAATTTATTTGGTGCTGGAGCTGATTATTACAACAACATTGATGTTGCTTCAGTTAATACTCAAGGATTAACAGGTAGTGATTATAGTAACATGATTAGTTTGTTAGCTAACGCTGATGATTACAGATATAATGTATTATTAACTCCTGGTTTGTTTGCTAACACAGCTAGAATTGGTGCTTCTCAAGTAACAACAGCAATTAGCAATACTGCAAACAGAGGTGATGCTATTTATGTTCCTGATTTAGTACCTTATAGTTCAAGTGTAAGTGATGTAACTACAGCTTCTAATGCTAAAAACAGTTCATATGCTGCTTCATACTGGCCTTGGGTTCAAACAGTTGATCCTGATTCTGCTCAATTAGTTTGGGTTCCTGCTTCAGTAATGGTAGGTGGAGTTTATGCTTACAACGATTCAGTTTCTGAACCTTGGTTCGCACCTGCAGGTATTAACAGAGGTGGATTAAGCAGTGTAGTAAGAGCTGAAAAGAAATTAACTCAATCTCAAAGAGACACTTTATACACAAATAAAGTTAACCCAATTGCTACTTTCCCAGGAACCGGAGTTGTAGTTTACGGTCAGAAAACATTACAAACTAAATCAAGCGCTTTGGATCGTGTAAACGTTCGTCGTTTGTTGATTGCTCTTAAATCTTATATTTCTCAAGTAGCTCAAAACTTGGTATTCGAACAAAATACAATTGCAACTCGTACTAGTTTCTTAAACCAAGTTAACCCATACTTAGAGTCAGTTCAACAACGTCAAGGTTTATATGCTTTCAAAGTAGTAATGGATGATTCTAATAACACTCCTGATGTAATTGATAGAAACCAATTAGTAGGTCAAATTTATTTACAACCAACTAAGACAGCTGAATTCATTTACTTGGACTTCAACATCTTACCTACTGGAGCAACTTTCCCAGCGTAATTTTTTAAAAACAGAATATTTATAACAAAACAAATAAATAAATAAAATGGCAGTATTAGATCCAAACGAAATATT